ACTTAGCAATGTAATCGCCTTTGCCGTCTGAATCGTTTTGTAGAGTAATTACAGTCCAAAAGTCTTTGTCAGTCAAAGATGGGTATAGTTGTTTGATTTTTTCGTATAAAGTCATCATGCTCTCCGAATTAAACAACCATTCATAAATGAGTCAGAAGTTGTTCCACCAACAATTTGCGGAGTTCCACCAGCCGTAATCCGCCCATATAATTCTATATAGTCAGTTGAGCCGTTTAAGTAAATAACTCCGCTTACTGCCGTTAAAAAATCATTAAATTTAGAGCCTTCACCACCAAAATTTAAAGTTGCTCTGTGATATATAGAGCCATTTTTATAAATTGCTACTGAACCTGCGGTGTCATAATCAGTAGTGTTTGAGCAATAAATTCCAGCGTTAATTTGATAATAACCTTCAACAGTTGGGGTAAAACGATAATTGGTTGTTGGGTCAAAGTTACTATTAGTATCAAACACTTCTGTATTTAATTGAGCCTTAGTCCAAGTTGCTGATGATATACTTTGGCTTGCACTCATGTAAGCACTAAACGCTGGCATATTACCGCTAACCATTGCTGTGCCTGTTACCGATGGAACAGTAACTAAGTTACCAGTACCTGATGCTAACTGTAATACACCTGAGTTGTCAGCAGAACTAACAAGTCCATTGGCAGTTGTAGCTGTAATAATTGAAGCCATTATGACACTCCCTTCGGATACTTAGCTTTGACCGCCAAGCAGTCAGCAATATATTTATCAATCTGTGCTTGATCACCCTTTACTACACCATCAATGTAATCGGTGATAGGTGGGTATTCTGCGGCTCGTTTAGCAATATAAGCATGAGCATCTACATAAGCCTGTACTGCATCTTTATCGTATGCGACTTCGTTGCCGTTTGCATCGTAAGCGACATCGCCACGAATAACAGTAACTTGTGGATATAGTTTATGAATTGCATCAATAAAATAAATCATCCTGCAATCTCCATTAATGTAATTGTTGCCATACTATTTGCAGTAGGGCCATTGTTTTGTACAACAAACGAACCTCCACTATTGTAAGGTCTTGCTTGTGTTTTATATGTTGTTGAAGAAGTTGTTGCTGGAGAATCTAAAAAACTTGCTGTAAATGTTGAATAAACATCTTGACCAACAGGACTATAAAATACATAAGGCCCAGTTGAATCACTATTAACTGTTGTCAGGGCTGTTGAGCCACGCAGCAATATAATTCCTCCACCTGTTGCTGCCGATGTATATCGATATGGTTGGTAAACCAAAACCAATATTTTGCTACTAGAGCTTGATGGTGTAATTGATGCAGTTAAAGTTGTGTCTGTATAAGTTGTTCCAGTTATTGATGTTGATGTTGTAGTTGTTGCTGTAACTACCTGAATCACATTACCAGCTTTAGGTGATGTAGTCGTAAGAACTGTTCCTGTAACTGCTGGCAAAGTTAATACAGTAGATCCAGCAATCGCTGGTTCTTGTAATGTAATGCTTCCGCTAGTTGAACCTACTAAAACAAGAGACATAATTTATTCCTTATAGAATTAACCAACGCACACCAGCATTAACTGTGACCGCAAATCCGCTATTAATAGTGATAGGGCCAACAGACATACTAGGATAGGTAACAGTAATATTTTCCGCTATGGTAGATGCGTTGTAAGCAATTGCTTTAGGGTTTGCAGTTCCAAAGTATTGACCAGCAGCTACACCAGTTAATCCTGATCCATCACCCACAAAAGCTGTTGAACTTAAAGTTCCAGTAGAAGGGTTGTATTGAAGCTTGGTAGAGCTTACATTTTCACCAGTAATTGTTCCGCTTGTAGCACTTGTAAAGGTTATGTAACGAGTTGCGTTAGTAGTTGTATCGTCTGTAATGGTAATTCCGCTTGCTGGAAGCGCTTGCCAAGTAGGAGCAGAAGCGCCATTGGAAGTTACTACATATCCAGCAGTTCCTGTAGATCCAGCCAAAGATAAAGTGTTGTTAAACCTTAAATCGGTAAATGTTCCAGCTAAAGGAGTTGTTGCGCCAATAACTGTGTTATCAATAGTTCCTGCATTTATGTCGGCAGTATCAGCAACCAAACTATCAATATTTGCTGTTCCAGTAATAAACAGATTTCTCCATTCATGACCTGTTCTGCCTAAGTCATAAGCATTATCAGTTGCTGGATCAAAATCAGAATTTATACGAGCAACAAAATTAACTGTGTCTGTATTACTGCTTCCAAAGGTTGTATTGTCATTAACAGTAAGAGTTGTAAATCTTCCTGTATTCGGAGCTGTGTTTCCAATAGTGGGAGGGCTTGAAAGGTCTAAAGTTCCGCCTAATGTAAGGCTTCCGCTTGTAGTTACTGTGCCAGTTAAAGTCAATCCATTAACTGTTCCTGCTCCGCTAACTGAAGTTACAGTTCCAACTGTAGGAGTTGCCCAAGATGGAACTCCTGAAGCCAAAGTAAGAACTTGACCATTTGAACCAGTTGCTAAGAATGTCGTTGTTCCACTAGAAGTTTGATATGGAACATTTCCACTAGCTCCACCAGTTAAGTTAGTAGCTGTAGTTGCTGAATTAGCTGAAGTAGCAGTTGCAGCGTTTCCTGTAATAGAACCAACAATAGGATTGGTTACAGTTAAATCTCCAAGAGTTCCAAGACCAGTAATGCCAGTATAAGAACCACTTAAACGAGCAGAATCAATCGTTCCGCTAGTAATTTGAGTTGCGCCAATAGCTATATCTTGCTGACTTGCAGAAGTTGCTTGACCTTGAGCATTTATTGCTAAAGTTACAGTTTTGCTTGCTGAACCATAAGATCCATTAGTAACACCAGTATTAGTAATGCTAAATACACCAGCATTTAGGCTTAATCCAGTTCCAGCGTAATAAACAGAAGATACGCTAAAGTTAGCCCAATTAAGAGCAGTAACTCCAAGAGTTCCACCTTCTTGAGCTAGGCTATACCATGCAGAATAGGCTTGTGAGCCTTCTTCTACAAATACTATAGCACCTACATATTCTTCCCAATTATCAGCTCCTACAGCGTATTCCCATGCTCCTGATCGGACTACATAAATGCCATTGTCTTTAGATAGGCTTTGGTCTTTAACAAGAATCCTATCTCCATCAGTCAATGGAACAGCATCAATAGTCTGAAAACCTGATAACGAGGCAATATTTGCTAAAGAAGCAGCTTTTACTGGTTGCTTCCAACTTAATCCAGCAGCGTAATAATCTACATACTGTTTATTGGCAATTCCTGTAGCAGTTGTAGGCGCTACAGAAACATATCCTGAAGTGAAGTAAGCAACAGCAGGACTTGTTACACCAATAGTAGTGCTATTAATGGTGCTGTTGGTAATGTTAAGACCTGATTGATTAGGATCAGGAATAGCATAAAACGGCTTATTTTGACCAATAAAAGTTTGAAAATTACCTTGAACATCAAAATAAGCCTGAACAGGCAGTAGATTCTGAACTGTTGAATCTGATGGATTAGCCATAAAGCATCCCTTTAATTTTTAAGACTGATTCCCAACTGGAGTTATATAAACAAGAGCAGGGCCTGTTGCCGAACCAATAGCAGATACTTGGAAGTTATTTGCTGGAGTAGCTAAAACAATAGGCTGAGTCATCAAGGGAGGCAATACAAAAGAACCATTAGTTCCATCAACAGGAAGCGTTGCTGTAGTAGCAGTAATTCCTATAGGAGAAATCTCAATAGCTACTGAATTAGCTCCAGCATTTAAAAACGCTGCGTAATTGACTTGATTATTGCCAACTGAAGAAACAGTAACAGCAGCATGAGCTGTAGCTCCTACCGATAATGCTGTAGTCTGCGCTTGTAATCGCAAAACGATAGTATTAGACATGATTTGTCCTTAAATTGCAGCAAGTTGTTGCCACTTAGAACCATCAGACATCCACAATTTACCAGTTCCAGTAGCGTTAGAAGTAACGGCTAGGCTATTAGCAGGAGCTGTAGTAGTGGTTACATTGTCAGTAATAGCAATATCAAGAGCTAAAATTTCGACTAAACCAGTTGTAAGAGTAATGCTGTCAAGCTGAGGATCTGCGAAAGCTACACCTAGAGCTTTAGTATTTGAGGTCATGTTTTTTCCTTTGCAAAGAGGGTTGAACTACTATCCCATTATCCTATTTTTTTGTAAATATTCAATAATATTAACGATTTCTTAGCCAATCTCCGAAATGACCAACAAAAGTTTTATTTCCTGTATGACCCATTTTAATTTCAGGATCACACCAAACCTTACCACCTAATTTGCTCCACCTAAAACAGAATGAATAATCTTCTCCGTATTTCTTATCTCCATCAGCAATGTGAGCAAAAAGGTCATAAAACAAATTGTCTTTAGCTCCATCATGGAAATATTGCTCAGGATAGGCTTGAATCATTTGTTCCAAACAATGCCGACTAATTTTCATAAATCCAGTAGGAATGGCAGCGACTTCTAGCAAACCAGTTACAGGATCTGCCCAAAGTTCAGGTTTATCTAGGTATTTAATTGGAAAGCCTAGTTCATCAATTCGATAAGGGTAAATTCCACCGACTAGATCAACTTTATGATCCACAAGTCGTAAAAGAGCGCCTTTTTCCCATGCTACATCTGAGTCTACAAAGACTAGGCAATCAGATTCTGTCTTAAGGAAGTTAGAGGCTATAGCGCCTCGGCAATCGGCTATATAAGCGCTTCCTATGTCATCAATAAGGGTAAATGTATCTCCCCTAGAAACAAGCATTACAAGATCGTTTACCAAGGATCTCATAGTTGCCATATAGACCGAGCCTGTATAGGCTGGAATAGCGATAGTTATGTGCATTTCTTCCCTTCACAAAAGAAAAAGCCCACCCCTTTTGGGAGTGAGCTTTGATTTACGACATGATTAGGCTGTTACACCAATGTTCTGCAATGCAGTAATGATGCTATTAACTGCTGTAGAAATTGCTGTTCCTGTAGCGTTTGTTGCAATTGTAGTAATTGCAGCAGCTTGCACTACTGGAGTTTCGCCATAAAAGCCGATTTTTCCACCTGCAATCCCTAAAGCAATACCATCTACGGCATTACCATTAAAGAGATAAAGTTCTGATACTGTTGATGCTGGTCCTGGATTAGCCATGATTTATTCCTTTCGTTAGCTAAAAAATTAAGATGCGATACGGCAAGCCAACTCAGGATAGAGAGGCGCCCAGCCATATAGAACATCCAAACGAGTTGGGATTGAGTCGTTGTTGATGGTGTATTGACGAACCACACGCATTGACAGACCAATTTCCTTGTCGCTTGCTCGACCAGCAAAATGAACACCTTCAGGCAACTCAAGATCGGCTACTGCGAGAGTAAACGCATTCTTGTGCATGAGGATATTTTGTGGACTAACAGTTCCTGAGCTATTGAAGAAAGTTACAGCTTGTGCGCCTGAACTTGTTACGCTGATGTTTTGGAACTGACCAGCGCTGATTGGAGCAGGAGATACATTGACTGTAATAGTTCCACCAGTTCCACTAACAGCAGTATTAACTACGAAATTACGCAGTTTGCCGTAAGACTGACGATTCTGTGGGTTTACACCGAATACACCAGCAATAGTGAAAGTATCACCTTGATTTAGGCTAACTGTGTTAGTCAAAGTCAAAGTAATGTTGGCATTGGAAGCCCAACCGCTAGTCAAGAAACCAGTAGCTGTAGTTACATTGACTGTAGCTGTTCCAGCGAATGATCCGTAAGTTTGGTTCACAATGTTCTGATCCATCTTCCAGTTCATACCACCTGAATCACGACCCATTAAGCCTTTACGATACTGAGCAGAAATAGCTTCTTGTGGAACAAACAGACCCTTCAAGCTATCAACAATCGTTGCGCTTGAGAATGGATCAATAACAACTGCTCTGCGACCATCACGAGGAGCGCCTTCAGAATCAAGGTAAGCACCAGCGTTCAAGAAGGTAATAAGACCAGTTGGAGGAGTTCCAGCCGTTCCTACAGTATTGTAGGTGCTGTTTTTAGCCATTGTTAAGCCATCTAAGTCAATCTTGTTGGCGATAGCAGCAACTGCTGGTTTCAAAACACGATCCGAGAACATATCCAAGCTCAATGCCAAATCCTGAGTAGTGAACTGTGTATCCACATGGAACTGGGTTGAGAGGGTTACAGGAACTGAAGTTTCGTTAAAATCTTCAACATTCAAGGCAGGGCCTGTCGTTCCAATAAAGCGACCAGGTCTACGGACATTGACTGTGTTACCAATCTTTGCACCGACTACAGCAAACTGATCATCATAGTTACGATCTACTTCAGATGTAAAAGTTAATTCGTTTTCCAAGACCATCAACGCTTCGTTGGTGATCTTGCTAATGGTTAATAAGGTATTACTCATTTTCTCTTTTCCTTAAAAGAAATTAGGGTTTACCTGATCTTCCCTGCCTTACGAGCTGCCTTCCATGCTTGGTAAGACCCATGAAACTCACCATCTGAGCCAATAGGTGTTTCCATTGCACTTCCAGTTGCTCTTATAGGACTAAGAGGAGCAGGAGCTTTAGACTTCTGAGTAACAGGCTTACTTGTAGGCTTTTCTTCAGCAATTTCTTGCTTTTCGAATTTAGCTTCCAACTTCCCAATCTCTCTAAGCGCTTTATGAACAGGTAATGCTTGGAACTTCTCAGCTTCTTCTTCTTCTAGACTAGCTAGATGGTAAAGAATCTCAGGGCCAACATCCGATTCAATAATTGCATCTCTAACTTCGTTGCTTACAACGACTTTAGTAGATTCAACAATCTCATCAAAATCAGCTAAATTAGGCTTCGCCTTGGCTAGTTTCTCACTCCAAGTCTTTAGGACTTTAGAGCGTTCTTCTTCAGCTCTGCGAACCGCTTCTTGCTGATCCCTGTCGTATAACGCTTTCTCTGCTGACCATTCCGCTAATGCCTTTGCATATTCAAAAGCATCATCAAACTGATCTGCCCTAGGTTCTGTTCCGATTGGATCTTCCACCTTTTGCTGTGGAGTGTTCCGTTCTTCATATTCCCTAAGTCTAGCTTCCAAAGCCTCTTTTTCAGCTTGTGCCTTGGCAGCGTTTTCTTCTGCCAATTTACGAGCCTTAGTAAGCTCCGAAAACCGCTTTTCGAGTTTAGGATTTTGTTTCCGTTCCTCTGTTACTTTCGCTTCAGGTTCTGATTCTTGTTCACTCTCACCTTCAGCTTCAACTATCGGCTCTGATTCAGGAGTTTCCTCAACTTCATCAGCCTCAACAGGAGCTTCCTCGGTAGCTAAACCAAGACGATTCATAGTCCATTCAGCTAAATTATCACTTGTTACTACATTTCCAGCTTGTTTTGCTTCTTGCACTTCTGCCATGAGTATTCCTCAAGATTTAACCCAATGATCCCATTGGTAGGTTTAAAACAATTCATTTTTACCACTAAAACTTATTAAAAACAATATTATTTCTTTTCAAGATGTTTGTTGAAACTAGTTTTTGGAACTTCTTTAAATTTTTTAATTTTTGTTTGTTTTCCATTAAATGCCAATAATTCTTTATGGTTATAACCAGTTGGCGAATAATCTAAAGCAACCCCATCATGCCCAAGTTTCTTTAATTTATCAGTAACTTGTTCAGAAGTTGCATCATTTGACAGTTTTAAAGCATCACGAATTACATCTCTTTTATCTGTAGAAAAACTAGGCAAACTTATTAAAAATGGATTAGCTAAATGAACTTCCGTTTCAGCAACATATTTATTTGCCCTAGCAACATTTTCATCTGTAGAAAAATAATGTCCTTTTCCAAGCCATCCTTCATCACGCTGATTGGCTTTTTTATCATCAAATTCAGGAAACTGAACATCTGTTCCATGATAGGCAATATAAGGATTGACTTTAATTTTCATTACTAAAACTTACTTATTCTTTTCTGCTAGTTTCTTCTCAATGAAATCTTTACGATTTTCAGATGTAACAATTGATCGGTTAGGACTTTCAGCTTTTTCACGCTTTTTGGCTCTTTGTTCGTAAGCCATTTTTGCTGTATCCATAGCATCTTCTTTGTCATCTCCATGATAGGAAACAGGGCCTTCTCCCATGTGTTTTCCATCTTCATAGTGATGAACTTGGTATTCTTCCCATTCTTTACTGTGTCTGACTTCAGACCTGTGGGCATCTTCACCAAATTTCTTAATTAATCTTGTTCCTAGGGTTGGGCTTGGCATTATTGGACTCCTTGTGGCATTTGTTGAGGTTGCATAGGTTGTTGCATTGGTTGAGGTTGGATTGGCTCTAAAGCTACATCTCTTTGAGGCATAGGAATATTAGTCTGTGGCGCTCCAGTTAAGGGGTTGGACTCATGCGCTATATCAGTAGCAGCTTCTTTTGCATACGCAAATTGCTCCTCATTTCTACGCTCAATCTCAGCTTCCAACTGTCTTGTATCAAGATTAGCAATAAGTAGCTTAACAATCGCATCAATTTCTGTCTTATTCTGACTTGTAATGGAGCGAGTATTTTGGTCATTGACCTTAACTTCTGCCATTGTTTGAGTGTTATAAGCTCTAGCAGTAGTTTCCATGAGAGTGCGCTTGGTATGAGCATCTTCTTTGGCTTGTTGCATTGTTGCGCCATATTTAATATCCATAGCCAACAATTGCTTTTCTTGTTGGAGTTGCTGAATCGTCTGTTGAGCTTGTGCCAACTGCATCTGAACTTGAGGAGGAACATCTGATTTCTCGTCAATCTGAGCTAATGGATTGGATGCTGCAAGTCTGTCGGCAATGATTTCAGCGCCTGGGAAATCCATATTTCTGAAGATTAGATCACCAGCAGTCTGCATAAGGTTAGGATCGGCAGCGAGTAAAGTCATCATGTTTTCGACAGCTTCTGTTCTCTTGGTTGAGAAACCTGGTCCTGTATCCATAACCACATCATAGCGACCAACAGATACATCATTAAGGATCTTTTCGACACCTTGCTCATCCGTTACTCGTTGATTGAGCGTAACAATTTCAGGCTTTTCATCAGCTCCGATAATCCGCATGACACGCTCTGTATCGTAAATCTGAGGAATTAAATCAAGAATAATGCGACCACAATAGGCAATAGAGCGAGTCAGATTGTCGTAATAATGGAAGTTCACCATATCAACTTGCTGTTGCTGACCAGCTAAAGCCTTACCTGAAATGTTTCCTTGTGGGAGCTGACTAGGATCATAGATGCCTACAACAGTCATTAAGTCGTTAGACATTCCTTGAGTTGCTGTAACGATTCCAGCAGGAGGAGGCTCAGGTTGTAAGCGAGTAGGAGTTGGAGCAATTCTGCCTTCTGTGTCTGTTTGCTTATAACGCAATACAGGCATAGCCTTAATATTGGCTTGATTCCATTCTTGCTCATGTCCTTCGTCTTGACCTTCAGCAAGTAACCATTTCGCTTTAGGAGCTAAAGCGACAGATTCTGTCAGAGCTGTAGTCCAGTAGTTATACATACGCTGTGGATCTTTTGCCATTCTGACCAATCCAAACTTCTTGTGCTTGGCATCAATAATGCAAGATTGACCATATACAGGAATAATTGGAATGTATTTACCAGCCCAATCTCCTTCTTCAAGCACTTGCATAGCTGTTACTTTGCACCATTTGATTTGCTTCTTGTAGGTATCTCGCTTTTCAATAATGGTAATTCCAGCATCTGCTAGAGCTTGTTCGCTAGGCATTTCGTCTTGATAAACGCTTGTTCCATCTGACAAAAGAACTAACTTGGTAGGAGTCTTGACTGTGTAGAAGTATTCAGCAATCCGAACATCTTCTTTAGTTACCCATTCTGCATCCGAATCACCAGTTCCTCGGCTAGTAAAGCCTTGACCATCATCCTTATCAGGATACATAGCTTTAAAAGTCTTTTTACTAACGACAGTCGTAATCAAGCAACGCTCTGCATCCGATCCATCAGGTAACTGAGAGTTGGGATCAAAATAGACTGTAAAAGGATTGTCGATTGGTCTGATGTAGATTTCCTGTTCAAAAGAATCATCAGAGATATAGTCGGTCATTACTCGGAAGTAACCCCAACCCATCTTAACTGCATATTCAACTGCCGTATCGTATGCGACATCAGCAGAAGATTGATATTCAATGTGTCGGCAAACTCCACTAAGAATCTCAGCTAGTTTGGCATCTGCCTCGTTATTCATGCCTTGGACTTTAATCCGAGGTCTTTGCTGTCTGATTTGGTTACAGATTTGACGAACATAGGCATCTACCTTATTAATCGTCAAGCAAGGTCTAGACTCTAAAACTCGGCTATTTTGCACATCTACTGGCCATTGATCTCCAGCGCAAAACCTCACATCATCAAGAGCTTCAGCTCGATTGTTAGAGTCGGTATCGTTACAAAGGTTTAGAAACTTTTTAGCTTCATTAATACGACTATCTTCGCTTGAATCTTGATCTTGATAATCTGCCATATCTATCCCATCCAACTCCCCATAGGAGCATAAGTTTGTTTAACTGGTTGCCTTTTCTTAGGCTCATTCACCATTAATCCTATATACCGCCAAGCATCTGCGCCATGAGAATAGATGTCATGCAAAGGCTTTTGACTAAAAGTTCCATGCTCATCAACATCATAGCGATAATGTCTTAAACAGTTTAAACCTTCTTCTGTATTTTTTCTATCAAAATAACATCTTGGGAATATTGTTCTTGCTGCGTTAATTGAGTCTGCAACTGGAACTCGATCAAGGATCTGAACCTTTAATCCTGTCGCTCTGACAATTTCCTCAATTGACTTTCCTGTTCCTAATGACTTGGCAGCTCCATCATGGGGTAGCCAAATAGTGTCGTAAATGTATCCAAATGTTTGCATTAGGCTTAGATAATGCTGAATAGTCTTTTGGTTATCCTCAAAATATCTCAGCACTCTGATGTCAAATCCAACATATTGAATAATCCAACAAGCCGTATTGTCTGCCCAACCGAGGTCAAAGACCGCATGACAAGGCTTAGAAGGATCGTAAGGAACATTGGTAATTCGGTTCTCAAGCTCGGCTTGTTCCATTTCTTTACCAAAGATAGCTCCATCAACTGTGTTTCTTGTAGCGCCTTCCCACACATTGTTATAGGCAGATAAATCCCTAGATTTAAGCGATAAGCGTTCTAGATTAAGGGTTTCAGGAAACCAAGGATTGTCATTCCAATTTACTTTTACGACTACAGAGCTTTCAGGAGGACTCTCCACAAAGCGCTTCCAAGTGTCATCAGTCGGCAACTCAGGATTAAAGCTGACCCATATCTCAGAGTCTTGCTTACGGATCGTTGGGATCAGCACATTCCAACTGTTAGCCGATACAGACTGAGCCTCCTCAACCCATGCAATATCAATACCTTCAATGGATTTGATGTTATTGGTATTGTTTTTGATGCCAGCAAATATGAACTCAGTTCCGTTGATGCCTCGGATAGTGGTCTGAGTAATCTCATAGAAAGATTCCATGTTCAGCTCATAGATTTGATCTGACAAGAGCTTATGAACCGAATCCTTAATACTGGTCTGAAATTCCCTAGCGCAAAGGATACGCATAGGTTGTTTAGTGCCTTTGGCTAATAGCGCTCTAGCAAAGCACCATGACTTAGCACCTCCTCGACCACCATAAAATATGCGATACCTAACCTTTACAGGTTGAAAGAGTGCCTCAAATTTCTTAGGAAACCTTATCCTAGAAACCGCATCCTTAATCTTCTGATCGGATTGGTTCAACAAAGGTTATCTCCACACCTTTTAGCAATGGAGCGCCTTCAGCTCCAGTTAGCTCTTGCTTGATACGCTCCGAATACTTCTTTGGGAATCTTGCTGCCATTGATCTAGACCAAAGACCCACATTCAATCTATCCCCATCCTTATGCTCTACAAGGTAGGCTTGAGCGTGTTCTTCCCACCAAATCATCTCTCTGACTTTGGCTTCCTCCAAGGCATGAAAAAATTCTTCATGTTCATCTCGCCAATTGCACAAAGTCCTGTAAGTAATGCCCAATGCACCTGAAATCTGTTCTAGGGATTTACCCTTAGTTCCAAGCTCGATAGCCTTCTGACAATAGGAAGGATCGTATTGCGTTGGTCTGCCTACAGGATTTGCTAATTCAGTCATTTTTATTGCTCAGTAGTCTTTTCCGTATTCTCTACCAATTCTTGAGCTTTTGCATCAGCTTCCGCTTGCATGATTGCATGAGCTTGAGGAATAGCTTGAATTTTGATCTTCTCAATGACAGGAGCAACCAAAGAGTATTCCCCTTTAGATAATGCAGCCAAGATAAATTCTACTTCTTTGATTTCTAAGTCTTTTATCGTAATGCTCATTTTTTTCCTTTACTTGGTTTTTTGCTTGCTTCACGCTTTACAGAGTAAGCAATTGCAAGTGCTTGAGCCTTTGGCTTTCCAGCTTTCAGCTCGGTTTTAAGGTTGGTTTCAAATGCTTTGGTTGAGGATGATTTTTTGAGAGGCATTTAGCAGTTCCAGTTCTTTAGTGATGCTTTAGCTCTTTCGGCAGGCCCTTTAGCTTTTCTGACAACTCCTTCCATCCTTGCACAAAAAGAGGCTTTTCTACCCTTGTCTTTTTCTGTCTTAGGATTTGGTGCAGGAGGCTTTAGATTGGCATTGTTCTTAGCGTTGTATTCAGCTCGACCCTTAGCTGTCATTCCAGCTCCTTTATCTGTAGGATTGTAGGTCTTGTCTTTTCCTGTCGTTTTACGAGGAATTGGTTTGTCATGTTTTTTGGTTGCCATATTATTTCTTCTTTGCTGTTTTAGCTGCTGCCTTAAAAGCTGCTGCAGTTGGAGCGCCTTTAGTTCCTACTTTACGCATCCTTTCTACTGGTTTACCTTCCGCTTTCTGTTTTGCGATCCGTTCTTGCTTCGCATGGATATTTGAATACAAGCCAGTTTTAGCCATTTCCTGATCCTTTCTTCTATGTTGCTTCCAAATTTGGTCAAAGATAACCGATACGACAACTCCAAAAGCTAATATTGCAATAATCTCAAGCATGAGCTTCCTCCTGTATAAAACAGACATCTTGCCAACTCATTACTAAATAACGCTCACCATCTTCTGTGTATTCAAAGTATTTCAGATATTCGTCAGTTCCCATAGTTCCATAACGAACAAAATCACCTACTGATACAGGCATTTCTTGTCTGCGACCCTTTATGAGCTTACCTTCGCCAACTGCTACGACAGTTCCCATATTAGGTTGCTCAGACATTACGACTTCAATAATGGAGCTTTTAAGCCTTTCTTGAGGCTTTACAACGATCTTATCGCCAAGAGGTTTAAGTTTCATCTTTAACCTTTCTTGGTCTGCCTTTTGGTTTAGGAGCTACAAAGGAAGCATCTTCCATGAGCTTTTTGCGCTTTTCGATTGCGACAATCTCAATGTCTTGAACCATTGTTTCAAAGACAGGATTAGGAGGAACAATGACGAATTCGCCACACCATTCCGAACCATGTCGGTTTTGGTATGTTGGGTATCGTCTGCATAAACCCATAAAATCATTTTCTTGGAATAGAAAATATATACAGGAATTACATCCATCTTTAGAATTTAAATCAGCCATTCAACATCTCCGATTTGTTGCTTGGTTAGAGATCCCCTAGAACCTTCACGCTAGGGGATTTCGCTTTTTAGCAGCCACGCTTATGAGTGTAGCAAATGCCTGAAGTGCGACCTGTATTAAAGAGCTTGTCGCTACCAACAGCATCTTTCATTCCCATGCCTACACCACCATCTTTTTTACCCATGCGCTCACCAGTTTTATCAGATGAAGTTGCGCCAGCAGGAGCTTTAGCACCTGTTACTGAAGGAATACCCTTCATAGAATCCATTTTGCCCATGTTTTTTCTCCTATAGAAATGGGATTAGAGGCTTTATTTTCGCTTAACTACAATGGTTGTCAAGCATTTTAACTAAGCGTATTGCACCATCAACATCATTAATTCTAACGACAGTTGATCCTCTCCAGTTCATCATAAACAATTCTTGAGCTGATGTGTATTTTGCTTTTGCATCTGCTTTGATCTCAACCAAGCAAGTAACTTTATTCTTTCCAACTACTAAATCAGGAAAGCCACCAGCGACTCTGCTTGAATCAAATACTGAGCAACCGAGTTGTCGTAAGGTTTTGACAATTTCTGAATGGTTACTGTCAGTTCTCTTTGCGTAACTCAAGTAGTTCCTTTGTCTTTTCTAATAAATCTTCTTCACTCATTCCCCAATATTTAGCAAAACCTTTGTGTCCTAAGCTATGCACCGAATTATCTCCAAGCCTGTGATGCCACATACATAGTGGAATCGCCTCTGAGTTGCTACGCTTTTGACCAAAGCGCCTTATGTGATGGATCTCAACTGGTGAGTCATCCACATTTCTTATGTCGTTTTGTCTGCATAAAATACATCCAAGTCTAGCGAGTTGAGCGTATTTTTCTTTTTCAGCTTTGGTCATTAGAAAGGTTCTGTTAAATCCACAAATTTGAACAATTCTATCGGAACATCATAGTAAAGCTCATCCTTCGTATCATCTTTCATTTGCCATTCAGGATGATTTAAAGCCTTTTCACCTTTGATCCAATAAGCATGAGTCATGTTTTGCGTAAGCGCAAAGAACAAAGTCTTAGGCGCTTCGAGCATATGCTTTTTGCGAACAGGAACATGAATTGTGGGATAAGGACAGTTTGGATACCAAGACCTGACTTCTACTTCTGCAAAGCCTACAGCTTTACCATCTCTGTAAACAATCAGATCCGTTCCGTAAATATCAGGATTATCTCTAGCCTCTAAACCCCATTTCATCTTGATCCAATCCGTTACAGCTCTACGAGCTGGAGGATCGTATTGGTCATGCAGAATTTGGTCAAACTTTTTTATTTTCATGTGCTATGTCTTGAAGTTTAAGCGCCATTTCTACTAGATCGCTGCCAATTTGATAGGCTTTGCCTTTGTTGCCTAAAAGCATAGCCTCCTCATAATCTTTGGTTAATTTGCGTAATACTAGTAATGGAAGTGCGTAATCGTTCATATATTTCCCTGCCTCCTGTTGCTAGATAAAGTTCTCCAAATCTCAATAATTCGGATCTCATGGTTTCTTTCATTGTCAATTTGCTTAAAATTCTTGAGCGCATCAGTCCACGCTTTGACAGCTTTAGCATAAGTTTCGCTAGATTTGGCTATAGCCGTTCTTTCCGCAACTGTGCCTTCAGCAAGCAAAAAGGCATGACTCTCAGCTTGTTTTAGACCTTCCTCAAGATATTTCAGCTCTCCATACCATCTTGCATGATTCTCGTCAGACATAGACAGCTTAATCAATGCTTCCTCTATTCGATTTTCATTTAATTGATTTAAGTTCATTTCCATTCTCCTTTTTCATCAGCTCTATTTCCTTTCAACCATTGATCTTCAAAATCTCTTAAAAGTTTCACATGAAACCTATGTTTTTTTAAATACTCTCTAAAAACCTTTAAACCCCATATCCTGCGCCATTTTATGAGCTGTCTAACAGCGCATTGATGCCTGTAAGTTTCTTCTTTCATTGCAGAGCATTTTTGATTTTTTCTAAAACTTCTGCCTTTTCTTTTAAAACCAACTCAACATTAGATTGCTGAACTTTCATCAATTCTAAATATAAGTTTTTGTCAGCTTTTAATTGTGAATACAGCTCCAGCAGCTCATCACCATTTTTGACTATTTGCTTTGGATGAATGTTGTAACCGCTAAGGTCAATCGTCTTTTGACAGCGATAGTCATAGACTTGAAGCGTATTGTGCATAAGACATTCGTAAAATCGGTTTGCCATAAAAGCATAGTTTTCATGCGTATGCTCATCCTCAAAGTAAATAGAAAGCATGAAGTCTTTTAGGCGCAAACCTACAGGCTCAAACAAATCGCATTTAGACCCATCCCACACTAGCTTTTCTATAAATTTTGCTTGGATTCCAGCAGCTTGATACTTTAAATGATTCCTGCGATTTGAGCTAAGTCGATAAGAAACATGGTTGTAATCCATCATGTCTGTAATTCGGTTTTTCCTAAAAGTGCCGTAATAAAGAATTTCATCCCTAAATTCATGGTTTTTTGTCTGTTTATAGGTGTTTTCGTCAAATATTAGGGTATTGAGATTTACAGTAAACCAGTTGTTTATCCAATCATTTAAGGTCTTTTCATTGACTTTTTTACGCAAAATCCAAGGTCTGTAACCTGATCTTGGGTTGTTGCAGATCATGTCGTATTGTTTTCCGTATTTGACAGTCCATTTTCTGAGCAAAATGTTATCTTCAACATCATGGTCATTCATAAGCCAAAAGACCTTAGCTTCAGGATTGTTATCAAGAATCTCTAAATAAGCGTTGTATTTCATATAAGGAGAGGCATAAACACAGATAATCGCATCATAAGAATTGTTTACTACGCTAGGAATATGCTCCGCATGACTTATCAGATCACAGTCCAAATATTCCTTCAAAATCACAGCGTTTTTAACATGAACCATTGTGTAATTTGACTTAATCTCACGCTTTTCACAGGACTCAATAATTAAAGTTTTCATTAAAAAGGCGCATCCTCAAGCATTATTTTGGGCTTAGGTTGTCGAACATAAACATAGCTCCAACCTGATCTAAGGCTGCAAATCTCCTTAGCTTCATGCAGAGTTCTGACTTTCCGCATCAGCTCCCCCATTTCGTCATAAATGTAATATCTAAACATCACGCAACCTTTCTTTTCTTGTCCCTTTGGTCAAGAATAAATTTCTTCATCTCGAAATAGCTGTTAAAACGAGCTAGGCGAGGATCTGCGTTACATTCGACTCTGTATGCCTCCTCTATCTGTTTGTCGCTTCCTAGAGGCATTTCTGAGGCTTTCTGAGCCATTTGCTGAACCCATGAAGCCTCGAATGATCTCCATCCCTTAAAAATGATGGTTTCTAAGACATCCGATAAAGGCATTTTGGCTAATTCGGCTTCTTTGACCAATCTTGCAAGAACTCGGTCTGTTACAGGAGCTTTGAGTCGTTTCCTATAAACCAAAAAATCATTCCATAAATCAGAACTCACTCCTTCAGGAGTGGGTATAGTTTTTATATGGTTCTTGGTTCTTGGTTCTTGGTTCTTGGTTGGCATTAGGGGGTGATTAGGGAGGGGTATAGGGGGGGTATCGCTACCCTTATGCCACCTTATTGATGCGCCTTTGCGACCCCCATCTTTCATAGCTTTGTATTTGGCTATTTCCACATCAGCTCTTTTGTTATGCCAAGCATCATCCTCAAAAACAAAGAACTCATGCAAAAGACTGCCCACAATCTCAAAGCTAGACCTTACCTTACGAGCCAATTTAGCCGTATCCGTAAAAGGTTCTTCGGTTTGGTAATAAAGGTCAATCATGCGCCTGTAAGCCAAATCTTCCTCATCCGTAAGATGGGAGGTATGACTCAGATAATCCCCTATGTGAAAAGGGTAAAAATTCATCTTTACCCCTTAAAAAGATCAGGTCTGAGCATTTCCTTGGTCAGTCTGCCTTCCGATAGCTCTATGAGTGTTCTAATGTGTTTTACAGGTATTTTGCCTCGTTTAGACCATTGGTAAATTGCGTTTTCCCTTACTCCTAAAGGCTTTGCGAGGTTTGCCAATACACCAAATTCTAGTTTTAATTCGTCAAATGGTTTCATATTATCCTTTCGTAAGAAACAGACTAGATCATATACCAAAACGAAAACAAAGCATAACCCTAATACTAGGGAAACTACTTAGAAACTAATTTTATAAAAGTGTTGCAATCTGTCTTTTTGTGTATAATCGCTCCATGCAGTAAATTTTTTAACCAAGTGATGAAGGGAAAGTAAAGATGAAAAAAGAAATTCAAATTCGTGGTAATTGCCAATGCTGTGCTAGAGAGCAAGCTGTAGTTGGTGGTCTTATGTCTAAGCATGGTTACACAGTAGAGCATGGTTGGTTTCAAGGTGTTTGCTCAGGCAATCATTACCAACCTATGCAAGTTTCTAGAATAGAAACGGATCGTATTGTTTCTGAGATTCGTGCCGAAATTCCTAAGCTGTTGGCTAAAGCAGAGCAATATAAATCAGGCGCTTTAAAACTTGAGTCTGTATTAAAAAGAGTTTTAGATATTGAACTTAGAAAATGGGTTGATGTAAAAATTGCGTTTGCTGATGCCTCTTGGCTTGAGCAAAGACAAGCAGTCGATCAAATTGTTTGGACTTTAAAAAACAAAGCTCGTAGTGGAGAGCTTTTTGCTAACCAATTGGAAAACATTGCTAACAAGGTTCATGGAACACCTTTGATTGAAGTAGCCAAAAAGGAAGTAACCCCAATTTGTGTAGGTGATAAGAAATTAAGCAAGGAATCAGGTTCTGTATTTACTTGCTTCAAGGTTGATGGAGCAAGGGTTTATTGGTCTGCTACAAGAGCCTCTGATGGCAAAGAAATGCGTAGTTGGATGGGTTCACAGGCTTGGAGAAAGCTAGAAACAGCCTAAAGGTGGATAGCCCTAGAAATAGGGCTTTCTTAAATATTTAACAAAAAGTGTTGCAAAGTGTTTTATAGTGTTACAATAAAAGTTCTTAAACAAGTGTCGAAAGGAATGAAAATGTATAGCGAAATTCAAAAAAAAGCAGCAGTAGCAATTAAAAATGCCATGATTAAAAATTCAGCTTGGCATATTGGTAAGCATAAAGATGGATCACCAGCTCTAGATATTGATTCTTTATATCAAGAACTTGCTGATGCAAGAATTGGTGGTTGGCTAGGCTTAAAAGCTGTTGAGGCTTGCACTCTGTCTGATTGGAGCGCTGCTATGGAAATAGTTATTTCTCAAGAGCGCCACAAGCAACAAGATGTTGATCGTTTTGATATTACTAATCGCATTGATCGTTAATTGACGAAAGGAAATTGTATGCAAAAAGAACCTAAATTATGGGAAGTCATAGCCTCTTGGATTATGGGAGCTACTATTGGAATCTTCCTAGCTCTTGTTTATATCTACAGAACAGGAGGCTTCTAATGCTGTCTAAACATGATGCTTACTACGAGCCTCAGGATTATGATGATCGCACAGACGAAATCGAGCATAGAACCTATGAGCTGATGAAAGTAGGAGCTAAATACGATTACAGAACAGCTTCAGCTATAGCAGAGGCATTGAGCGAATTAGATGTAGCAAGTGCAGATTCTCTCCAAGCCATGATTGATACTGGAGATTATGAAAAGATTGGCAGAAAAGTAATGATGATGACTTTGGATTACATGGAGCGTTTTGCCAAAGATGCAGCAGAATCAGAAATCAACGACTAAAGGAAAAGTGATGAAAACATATCAAGAAATCAAAAGAATTAATGTCAATGAGCATACAGAGAAGAAGGGTAAATTTACCTATCTCTCTTGGGCTTGGGCAGTCGATCAGCTCCTACAGCTTGATGCAACCGCTACATGGGAATACAAAGAGCCTGTTTACTTTAACGAAACTTTGATGGTTTTTTGTTCAGTAACAGCTTTTGGCAAAACCATGACAGCTCAGTTACCAGTTATGAACATGAACAAAGCTATTCCTAATCCTGATGCTTTTCAGGTCAATACCGCTATGCAACGCTGTTTAGCTAAGGCTATAGCTTTGCATGGTCTAGGTCTGTATATCTACGCTGGTGAAGATATTCCTGATGAGGAAGAAATCGATTTAACCAAGGAAACTAATTTTTGGTTAGAACAAATCAATTTATGTAAAAACATTGGAGAACTAAAAGATGCGTATAGCAAAGCCTATGCAGTTGTTTCCAAAGACAAGTCAGCAATCGCAAAGATTTCTTCTGCCAAAGATGCCAAAAAAGCAGAATTGGGAGCTTAAACCTATTTTTGATGCGATCTTAGCAAGAGAAAAGGAGGCTAGGAAAAAATGACACTTTTAATCACATTCCTAGCTCTTACTGGTCTTATTTGTTGGATCTTTATTTTGTTTGTTCTTATTTATATTTATTTGGAGAAGTGATGACTACATTTACGACTGAAGATCGTATTGCAGCGATACAGCAAGGAACTGAGGAATGGCATCAGCTCCGCTTAGGCAAAGTTACCGCCTCTAGAGTTGCTGACATATTGGCAAAGACAAAATCAGGAGCTTCAGCTAGTCGAGGAAACTATCTGATTGAGCTTGCCTTGCAACGAGTTACAAAGACCATTGAAGAATCTTATAGCAATTCAGCTATGGAATGGGGAGTTGCTACAGAGCCTCAAGCTAGAGTCGCTTATGAGGTTTCGACAGGTAACTTTGTGGATCAGATAGCTTTTGTAAATCATCCAACAATAGAAGGCTTTGGATGCTCTCCTGATGGTCTTGTTGGAAAAATTTTAAATAGTGAGCAAAATTCGCTTTTTATGACAATGGGATTGATTGAGATCAAGTGTCCTAATTCCGCTACCCATTGGAGCTATATAAAGTCTAATGAACCGCCTCAGAAATACATCATTCAGATGCAAGCTCAGATGTCAGTTACAGGAGCTAAATGGTGCGACTTTGTGAGCTTTGATCCTCGTATGCCTGAAAGAAGCCAATTGCTAATTATTCGAGTCAATCGAGATAATGAGTTTATTGCAGATATGGAAAACGAAATTAAGCAATTTTTGAATGAAGTAGAAGCAGAAGTGAATCTTATGGAGAAACGAAATGGGAATTAAATACTTTGTGAAGGCAGCAGTATCGGAATTTAAAGGTGATGATGGCACTATGAAAAAACGCTATCAATCGATAGGGGTTGTCATGGAAACCAAACATGGGTTAATGTTAAAGTTAGAATCATTGCCAATCTTTGCTATGAAAGAAGGAGCTATTCTTGCTTATTTAAATGTTCCTGAAGATAAAGAGAAGCCTAGTGGTTCTTTTAACAAAATTGAAGATGATGTTCCATTTTAAAGAGGAGAAACTATGAAAAAAGCACTTGTAGCAATAGCAGCATTTTTTGTCGTTGGTTATGTATCTGCTCAATACGCTAACTGCTGGCAACAGTATGTTTGTGGTGGTGGTGGATGCCAATGGGTAACTATTTGTCGATAGGAGGCTCTATGGAGCATATTTGGACTACGAGTGGAACAGATATAACGATTAGATGGAGGCTTGCTGGTTGGATTCCTCCATCTGAGCTTCAAGAATACAAAGACAAATGGGCTTATTGGCAAAATCTTCCGTTGCGTAAGTTGGATGATGAAGCCAAAAAACAATATGAAGCTGTTTTAAGAAAAGCTAGAGTTGCGAGGATCAAATGAACTATGAAGATGTTCCCTTTGCAGGAAAGATTCCAATTCCTGAAAACGACTGTGAACAGGCTTTTTTTGACACCTTTCCAACTTGCTTTAATCCAAATGATGCAGCAATGCAAATATGGACTTTAGCTTGGCAAACTAGCCGAATTAAGACTTTAGAAGAAGTAAGACAAATAATCCGTAACAGCTAATTATTTCTTCATGGGATGAGCCTTATTCATAGGCTCTTTCTCATGCTTCTTTAGTTCTTTGCCAAATTCATAGACAGCGTTACGCAATTTAATCATCTGCGCTTCTTCACGCTTTTCATGCTTTTTGGTTTCTTTAATCATTTCTAAGCTCCTAAAATATCCATAGCTTTATGGATCTTGTTGATTCTATCCTCTAAACCAATAATCCCACCATTTATTCTTTTGGTGATAGTAGTCCAATCCTCAGAATCAGCTAGGGCATTTAGACCCCTTTTGTTCCAAAACCAACCAGCACTAAGACTAGCGTTCTCAGGCTCTAAAACAAGCTCAGGATGCTCCGCAAATGGTCTGTCTAAGGCTAACCCACAGACTGTATAGTTTGACCTTCCTGTGAGCTGAATTAGACCCCTTCCATGAAAGCGCCAACCATCCCCATCCTCAGTATTACCTAGGTCAGCTCTGCCACCATAGACTTTATTGGCTATTTTTTCAGGATTTCGCTCAAACTGAGTTGCTATTTCTAGGCTTGGAAATCGGCTTGGCCATGTTCCCATAAGACCTTTAGCCGAATAATTTAGGTTTTCTTCTAAAGTTTTAAAGTTAGCTGATTCATGCCCACATTGACCAATAAAAGCAGCTCGTCTTGTAGGAGTGTTAATTTCGTATTTTTCAAAGGTTTTTAATAAAGGTTCAAGCCATTTGCCTTCAATTCCTAGCGCTAAAAGTTGAGATTCAATCATTTTTTCAACATTCCTTTAATTTCTTCTGTTTTGTCTTTACTGCCTTGACTAGATCCAAAGTAAAACGACAGGACTTGACCAGCAGCAGAGGTAATAAATCCAAGAGCAAAAATAATGATTTGTTGCTGATCTTGTGGAGTATTAACAAACATCAAAATAGCGATAAGGGAAAACGCTAATCCAACAACTCCCAAAGCCAACACAGGAACAACCATTTTGTCGAGCTTTGTAGCGTATTCGCTTGTAGCTACTTGAGCATAGGCTTGTCTTGCAGAATCTCGGTCTTGGACTTCTAACTTGGCATATTCAAGGTCTAATTCTTTGAGCTTTAAAGCCATTTCAGGATCACCAGTAAGTGCTTTTGTAACACCTTCAACAGTCGCATCATCAATACCTAGCTTTGAGGCTATCCAACCTACGGCAGCTCCTCCTGCTGGCCCTGCAACTGCTGTAGCCAAAACAGGAGCAACTCCTTTAAGTAATCCTAGCAATGTATCCATTATTTATAACCCCATACTAAAAAATAAGCTATTACACCAGCTATTGCAAAACACCAAAACTGTGCAACTTTAGCTTTATGTAAATCTTTATCAAATTCTTTTTGAAACTGTTTTTCTTGCTTTTCCAACTTGGCTTTTAAAGCCTCAACTTCTACCCATCTTTGACCATATTTCTTTAAGAAGTCAGCTCTTAATTTTGCTTCTTCTCGTCTTACTTGTTCTTCATGTTCCCATTGAATTAAAACTCTTTTAAGAAATAATTCTTTACGGACTTCGTTTTCTCTTAGTTCTCTGCGCCTATCTAGATTGCGTTGTTGAGCTACATCACTAGCTTCTTTTTGAGTGTCAGAAATGCTTTTAGAAAGCTCTTTGCTTACATCTCGACTAGCATTTAAGGAGCTACTAAGAGATTTTGCTCCTTCCAAAAATCCAAATTGGTCTGACATACATTTTCATTTTCCTGAAAAGTAACTCCCAACAAAGCCAATTACTCCGCTAATGACCGATAAAATTCCCAATCCCATCCACAAAGCGCCTCTTGATTGATTTACAAGTCGGACTAATTCTTCGATTGAACCCTCTAATTTGTCTATTTTTTTAGACATTTCTTCTAATTTTTTTTCGTTGTTCTCCACAGTATTCCACAAAACTCCATAGCGAACTGGATCTAGCTCGAATGACATATTAAGCCTTCATAATGTAAGCAAGAGCATAGTAAGGTGGCAGATTAGCGTTAGTTCCGCTAACACCAGCAGTAGCATTGGTTGTAGTTGTAGCAACACTAATTCCTGTTGTATTAGATAAAGTTGCATGACCTGGCACATTACCCATTCCAGTTGTAAATGCTGCTCCAGCTCCTCCTCCATTTGGTGCGCCATTTGAAGGTGAAGTATGTGTATGACCAGGATCTGTAACTACAGAAGTTGAGGTTGCTGTATGAGTATGACTTACAACTATTGCATCAGCAGTTCCTCCTGTAGCGTTTACAGCGTAAGTATTACCAGCTCCAACAATAAATCTATCTCTTAAATCAGGAGTTCCGTTTGTTCCATCACATAAATACCAAGTTGCAGGAATAGAACCAGTAGATCCTGACCAAATAATTATTCCACCGCTTGGAATAGCAGGAGCTGAAGTTGGAGCATTTTGCAAAATTGGATAAATATTATCCAAAGTCTGAATTAATACCGCATCAGCGTTTTGAAGAACAAACTTGTAGGAATAACCAGTAAGCAACCAAATTTGCTGTGGAGTTCTACCTGAAGCATCCAAAACAATAGGATTAGCGTTAGGTATAGTTCCACCATTATCTGTGTAAGTTACTAATGGGGTAGAAGATCCTGCTTGATAGGTGTAGATTAAACCACCAGCTAAAGGAACTCCATTGTCATCAAAGAATTGCTGACCTACTCCGTATGGGGATAAAAGAACTGATGCCATAATTATTCCTTACCTATGTCTTTAAGTTTAATTCCTGCTTTTGGTGAAAGTCTTTTTTCAGACTCCTCTTGAGCTGCTTTTGCTGCTGCTTTTGCTTGTCTTTCAGCTTTCATACCGCCTAAAGTGCTTCTTAAAATTGTTCCTCCAAATGGAACTTTCATATTAATTGCTGTTTCTGTAAGTCCAGCAGCAATATTTTCAGCAGTTTCTTTTGCAGCTCTAGCAGCGTTTTCTTGTCTAAGTATTTCTGTATTTGACACATTGACAGAATGAACACCTTTTCTTGGTTCACTTAAATTAGCAACATCAGCTAAGTCTTGCAAATCTTTTACAGTCATATTGTCAAACATTACAGGCAAATTAGACTTATTTTGCTCATAAATTATTTTGTTTAAATTTGCTTGGCTTACTGTTCCTTTGTCATTTCTGATGCCTGAATTTAATTTAAACTCATCAATTTTTAATTTATTTAATGCTTGATGTTCAGGAGAATTTCTGCCAATCAAGTCCAACATTCTTTCAATGTTTACTTGAGGAGTATTAGAAGCATAATGCTTGGCTACAAAATTATTAGCAGCAGGATGAGGAATACCAGCTTCTATTTCATCAGGAGTTCTAGTATCAGAAATAGCTGCTTTATAAGCTGGATTTTTTTCTTTGGCTTTTAATGCAGCAACAGCTTTTCTAGCTTCATCATATAAGGGTTTATACTGAGCAAACTCATCTTTAATTGGAACTTGCTCTAGTTTTTCTCTAATAATGCTTGCTGCTTGAGCTTCTAAAGGATCTTTAGAAGTTCTTGCAATAGTAGCTGTATCAGTTCTGAAGTTTTCATATTGTTCAGGAGTCATAAACCCTTGAGCCAATACTTCATCTAAATCAGCTTGCAATCTTGCAGGAACATACCTAGTTCTTTGTTTTTCTTTAAGACCATTAATAATATTTTCTCTTAATGCTCCAATATCAATAGGAGCTTGTGATCCACCAGCAGCTCGGTTTGCTTTTTCATACAAAGCTCGAATATTTGCTTGGTCATTAATGTAATCATTTTTTAACTTATCCAATGGCATTGAAGCCAATCGAATTGGATCGTTATCAAAAACATCAGGAGAAACTTTTTCTTTAATTGTGTTGAATCCTTGAATTAGCTTAGGATCACGCTCCTCAAATCTAGCTTGTAAATTAGGATCTGTTTTTCTAGCATTAAACTCATTAGACATTAAAGATGTGTTTTCTAATGCTTGTCCTTCTGTTGGAACTAAACCATATTTAGCAAATTTATTATGGTTTTCAATGACTTTAATGTTTTCTTCTGTAGCTAGTTTTTCAATAGGAGTATTTTTTAATGATTCTTTTAAATAATCAGGAGCTTCAGTTAATGCAACTTGAACCCTATTTTGCAGATTTGCTTCCGCAGCTCCAACTCCTGACATTGTTGGTTTAGCACTAGGAGCTTGAGCAGTTTTTGGAAAACGATTGTCAAACTGCTCTTGAAGTTTTAATACAGTAGTCTTAGGACTAGGCAATTTAGCGCCAACACCTACTCCTAATGTGCCAAGCATATTTTCCACATCTTGCTTTGGTATGCCTGTTTTTTGGGAAATAGCATCAGCTCCTTCGCCAATGTATTGCCCAATCTTATCCATAATTCTGCGAGTAGCTTCTTGCTTATAGGCAGGATCTTCGGTAATGCCAAAAGTTTTTCCAATAGAAGGAGCGTTAGCTACCTTTTGAGCTGTTGCAGTAGCTTCTTCAGGAGATTGCCCAAAAGCTCTGCCACCAGCATAAACAACTTGACTAGCAGCAGCAGGAACAGCACTAATAGCTATATCTGCAACAGAAGCTAAACCTTTGAGTAAATTTTTGCGTTCTTCTAAACGAGGTATTTTAGGTGTTGATTTTTTTTCTTCTTTAGTTGGCTCTGCTTTGCCACCCATTAGAAAACTACTAAAGTCATCTGTTGCTTCTTTAGCAGTTGGTTGAGCAACTGCTGATTTAGCACCAAATATATTCTTTCCACCTTTTTCCATAAGAATCATAGGGCCACTAATCACATGACGAACAGCAGGATTAGAAAGGTCTATTTCTTGGTCAGGTTTTAAACCAGTTCTTTGAGCTACAAAGTTAATATAGCCTTCAGTATCGTTTTTATCTTGAGGAGGAGCATAACGACTAATAACTCCTCTTAAAGTATTAATGTTATGTTTTGTTCCATAGATTCTTAGATTGTCATCCATAGCTTTAATGCCTTCTTCATAGCTAGAAGGTTGTTGAAAGCCTGTAGATGATCCAACTGGTCTTAGATTGCCAACATTGTATTGATTGACACCGCCAACAGGATTAGCTTGTGGGTTAGGCTTTGCTTGCCCACCCATTAAAAATTGGCTGAAATCATCCATTACAGAGTTCCTGTTTGCTCTAATTTCTTAACATTATTGTATTGCTCATTAAAAATCTTTAGTTGATTTTTATCAGTTCCTAGTAATTCATCTCTAGCTTTGGCTTTTTCTTCCTTAGACATTCTTGGATCGTTAAAGATATTCATAGCTTGGAATATCTTAGGATCAGCGTTTTTAGACCACATTTGCTCAAATGACTTTAAGTTTTGATCTCCAAACTTGTCAGAGAATTTCTTAATTGCTGTCGCTTTTGAGTCAAGAGCTGTCATATCAGCTTGAGTTCTACGAGCAATTTCAATCAATACTTTAGGAGGATAAGTTTCATCTCCGTTTGCCATTCTTTGTAATTGCTGTCCTGCAACTGTATCCATAGAACCGCCTGTTGCTTTAATATTAGCAATAGCAGCGTTGGCTAAGTCTTTAGATAATTCTTTATATCGAATACCTTGCTCAGTTCCAAGGAAGGTAGATAAGTTTCTTTCAATAGAACCCAAAACTCCTGAAGTTGGCAAAGTCGCTGATTTCTCAAGCTCCATAGCCTTTTTAATAACTTCATCCACATTTCTACGAGAGGCAGGAAGTTCTGACTGTCTAGCAATTAAAGCTGTTTTTGATGCTGTTCCAACTTTACGCTCATCTTCTTCCTGTGGAAGTGCTGTATAGGCTTGACCAGCTTGTCTAATTGGATAAGACAAAGGAACTGGTTTGCTTAAATCAGTTTTAACTGGTTGGCTCATATCTTGAGGTTGAACACCAGTTTTAGGAACTGTAGCAGGAGCTGTGGCAGAAGTAGGAGTTTCAGTTCCTTGCACATTTGGCTGATAACCACCTTGAGGCAACTGTGATGGCAATATGCCACCAGGATATACTTTTTCAAGCTGAGTTTGAGCGCTCAAAGTTTTTGCCAAACTCATAGCTAACCAAGACCTTAGTTCAGTTGGCGAACCATTTACAGGAATTCCTGATAATGTTTGATTAACAGCATTTTCAGGAGTATTCATCCTCTTAGCGTTTTCTTTTACTGAATTAACAATATCGTCAGAAGTTAAGTCAGGTTTTGTCAAAAGACCTTGGATGCTTTGAGTAACTTGAGTTGTATGTTTTAAAGCATTATCTAGGGTTGCAGTATCGGCTTGCATTGTTGCAGTTTGAGCCTGTGCTTGACCTTGTTGAATTGCTGAAGGCAATAAAGCCTTTTCTCGTTGCAATGCAGTAGAGGTTCTTCCAAGATCAACCATTTCTTGAATAGACATAGCTTTAGGAGCTTGCGTATTTCCATAAATACTTGCATCAGGTAATGTGCTGAGAGCTGGCATATTATGTCCTTAAATTCAAAGAGCTTAAATTTCCACCTGATTCGGTTGGCCCTATTTGGTTTTGATATGTATAACCAGTATTTCTATTTCCGCTTATTCCCATATTTTGATATGGATTTGGATTTTGATTCATAGCGTAATAAGTTCCAGCGTTTGCTACTCCTTGAGCTGTATTTGCATAAATATTGCCTTGAGCTATCTGAGAAGCTGCTTGTGCATTACCTGATGCAGCAGTCAAACTAGCAATATTAGTTCCAGTTCCAAGCATTGCATTAGCTTGACCAGTTGTTCCTGTAAGACCAAAGTTAGCAATGTCTCTTAAATTAGAGAAAATGTTGCCTCTTTGAGTTTGAAATTGGTTAAAAGCATTAGCATATTCGCCTGAAGCAAAGTTTTGCGTATAGTCTTGCAAGCTACGCAAAGCGTTACCGCTTACAGCTCCACCGCTTACATTTGATGCCATTAAATTAGCTTTTTGACCTTGACCTAATCTAAAGTCATAACCTGGTGCTAAATATTCGTTTAAATCACGATTAGTAAATTGTTGCGTAAAGTAAGGATCTTCAGACATCTTATTAAGAGCTGTAACCCCCTTATTTACATAAGGATTGTAAACATCAGCAGCTCTTTCACCAGTTTCTAATAACTGACCTTGCGCTCTAGCTGCTGCATCTGCTTGAGTTTTGGCAGCGCTTTTAGCTCCTTGGCTCGCCATGTAGCCTGAAGCTACTGATCCTACTACGATAGCTGTTGCGACTCCTGACATTTAATCTCTCCTTATTGCAATACTTAAGGCTTGTCGATAATCAATAGTAATTTCTTCGCCTAAATTACCCCCATGACACCCATTTATAGCCTTTTTTGCCACTAAATCAATGTCATTATTATCTCTTAAAACCATAATTCCGTTAACATTTTTTGAATGATTCGTATATCTGCCAATTGGAGTTCTTTTGCCGTTTATTCTTGCAGGAGCAATCACTTCTCCTTCTTTAAAGTTACCAGTAGCAAATACTCCTTTTCCATCAATTCTTGAGTTGGCTACCATTACTTTGTAATTTCCAAAAGGCATAGGAATTTGATCGTCTGTATTTTCTGTCTGTTTTCTAACAGTTTCATGGTCAAAACCAAACTCAGCTATAGCTAAGTAATAATCAGCAATATCTGAAGAATGGTCTAGGGTAAGCAACAGCTTTTGTGAGCTTTGGTGATCTTGCCAAGTCATGCTTTTAAGCAAAAACATATTTTCTAGCTTTTCTATATCT